GCATGGGTAGCAACCCTATTCCGTGCTGTGTCAAAACGCGCTTTGTCAGGTTCGATAAGAGCGAATACTGTTATTATTTGGGAGACGCAGGCTGCCAGGTGATGAATATTCACTGCAAGACGTGGTTTTGTAAAGAAGTTGAGAAATATATACCGTTCGAGATGGCTATGGCGATGAAGTGCATCAAGTGGATTGCAGAAACGTATGGACTGATGGAGGCACGGGCATGACCAGTCAAGATAATCTCCGCTCTCAGCTCTCTAACGCCGTGAAAGCGATCCTTGACAGCCTGGAAGATAGCGGCGTTGTCCTGCCTGGCGATTTGCGGCACTGGAAGGCCTTTAGAAAGCGTGAAACGTTGGAAGCAAAGCTGATTCGTAAAGTAGGTATAGTTCAGCGGGCGCAGTTGGGGCATATCATGGAGCTGCTTGGGGATCCGCCGGATGTTGGAAATTTATCTGAAGAATTTTGGGATAGCGCCGGGGCGGAACTTATTGCGGCTATCCAGCCTATCCTTATCGAAACACAGATTGAACAGGCGCGAGAAATCCTGGATGACAATCCGGCTATCGGAGTCAACTGGACGGCGGTCAACCAGAATGCCATAGACTGGGCGCGTAAATATACGTTTGACCTGGTAAAGGGGATCAACGCGACAAGCCGCGATTTGCTTCAAACTTCGGTATCCAGCTATTTTGAACAACAGATGACAATCGGGCAATTAGAGGGGATGCTGACCAGCACTTTTGGACCGGTTAGAGCCGAAATAATAAGCGTTACGGAAATTACGAGGGCAGCCAGCCAGGGCGAGCAGGTTGTACTCGACCAGTTGCACGAGCAAGGAATTGAGATGGAGGCTACTTGGGAGACGAATGACGATGAGTTGGTATGCGATATTTGCGGGCCGCTAGACGGCATAAACACGGATGAATTTGATAGTGATGGGCAGCCGCAATGGGGAGATTTGGGACCCCCGCCCGCGCATCCGCGTTGTAGATGCTGGTTTAATATTGGCTTTGCGGAGAAGAAATGACCGTCACATTCAAGCTCGAAGGATTAGACAAACTACTTGCCAAGCTGAAAACGCTTGAGGACTTGAAATTTCTCAAGGCGGTCATGCTTGCCGCGGGTGAGACGATAAAGAAACACATCGCCACATATCCGGCTGCCTCAGAAGCCAACTCGCCGCGCGGTCCTGGACTGAGTTGGTATCAACGCGGCCAAGGCACGCATTATCAGAAGGTAGGCGGAGGGGAAAGCATTTATAAAACGAGTGAGACGTTAGGACGGAGTTGGACCACAACGGTCAAGGATAATGGCTTGACGGTCGAGGTTGGAGCGCACGCGAGTTACGCAAAGTTTGTCCAGGATAGGGAGGAGCAGACGTGGTTTCACAAGGCGCGCGGCTGGTTGACAACGGATGATGTGATTGAGCAGGACGGCCCGAAGATTACAGAGCAATTACGAGACGCGATTGAGGCAAAGCTAGGCGAGTGATGTATAATCATCACAGAGAGGAAGGCGCAAGATGCCCCCTAAAATGTTAGCCGTCATGTTGTGGATTAGTAAGTGTACCTGCGGGAGCTGGCGGCATTATCGAGTAATATTCTCGGATCGGTCATCGACGACGGTGTGCCACGCGTGCGGGAAGCAAGAGAGAAATGATCCGCAAAAGAGAATGCCAAAGTTGTTGACGTTATACTAAAACGTGATATAATATTTTTGCAAATTGAATACGTCTATTCGCAGGAATGGCTTGTGAGCTAAAAAGGCGGTAGACGGCGCAAGAACAGACAAAAGTTAAGCGCATTTGTGACCCGAAAGGGCCGCGAATGCGCTTTTTTTTTATTTACCCAGGAGGTGATTATGCCGATGCCCGAACCAGGCGAAGAGAAAGAGAAGTTTATGGAGCGTTGTATTCCAATGGTCCTGAAGGATGGAACAGCCGCGGATAACGACCAGGCCGTAGCGATCTGCATGAGCAAGTTCGAGAAGGGACCAGAAGAAAAATCCCTCAAAGCAGGCGCACGCCATAATCGAACTGATAAGCAGGCTCTTCAGGATATTCACGATGCTGCAACCACGCTAGGTGCGGCCTGTCCACCTTCCCCGTCTGAGATTGTGACATTCGCTCCGCTTGGGAATTACGACGGCAAGGCGGCCCCCAACGCGCTCAAGGCAATCAGCCAGACTGAAGAAGAGTTGATCGTCGGTAACTATATCGTTCTCTGGGGCGACGAAAATCACCGTGACCTGGAGGGTATTGGCACTAAACTAATAAATGCAGATGGCTCAAGAGGTCAATTCTTTACCCCAAATACCAAATTCGAGAGTTCTTACACCAAATCGGGAACGCTCTATGTTGACTGGGAACACCGGCGCGACTACGAAGAATTAGGTACAGACGAAGACGACATACTTGGTCACGCTGATTGGAAAAGCGCAAAGCCAGACGAAAAAGGATTATTCATCACGCGCGTATTGAACCGTCGGAAACAATATGTCCAATATATCGAGGAACTTATCAAGGCTGGCATAGTCAATAGTTCATCTGAGTCCACCGCCAAGGGAGTAAAAATCAATCCCAATGGCGAAATCATCAAATGGCCGCTCAAGCGCGACACGTTGACTGTGGGACCAATGGAGCCACGCATGCTATCAGAAAGCGTGGTGACGGCGCTCAAAGCGCTCAAAATAGTAATTCCGCCCGACGTGGGCGTTATAAACGAATCCAAACCAGACACACTTGCAGACAAATCGATAAAGGAGTATGACATGGAATTTACACAGGAACAACTTGACACTTTTGCGGAAGCCGCCGGTAAAGCTGGCGCTGCTGCCGCAATCAAATCTCTGCCCACCATCAATGCAAGCGGTGTGCAGGTCACTCACGACGAAGCCGATACCCCGTTTGGGAATTTTGGCCTCCAGCTTGGCGCAGTGAAACAGGCGACCCTCACCCAGGGCCGCGAATGTGCCCCGCGCCTCAAAGCCTTGAACGTCAAGGCGACCGGCATGGGCGAACTGATTGGCTCGGAAGGCGGGTTCCTCTTGGAGCCATCTTTCGCGGCTGAATTGCTCAAGCCATTGCACGACGCCGGGCCTTTCTCTAGCCGGTGCGCAAAGCTGCCCATTGGCCCCAATTCCAACGGCGTCACTGTGCGGGCGGTCGATGAGACCAGCCGCGCAACAGGCAGCCGCTGGGGTGGGATCAAGGGCTATCGCCTGGCCGAAGCCGGAACCAAGCTCCCGACCTTCCCGACCTTCAAGCTGATTGAGCTCCGCTTGAAGAAATACGCGGTGCTGTGCTACGCGACCGACGAACTGCTTCAGGACACGACCGCTCTGGCCTCGATTATCCAGCAAGGCGCATCCGAAGAGCTGGACTTCATGATCAACGACGATATTCTAAACGGTGCTGGCGTTGCTGGCCCGCTTGGGATCCTCGTTTCCCCCGCTCTTGTCACTGTGGCGAAAGAAGCAGGCCAGTTGGCCGCAACCGTCGCCACCGAAAACATCTTCAAGATGTGGGCACGCCTGCATCCTCGCAGCAAATCCAACTCGGTTTGGTTCATCAACACCGACATCACGCCTCAGCTCTATGCTCTGAAGCTGACGGTTGGCACGGGCGGAATGCCCATGTACATGGCTCCTGGATCTCTGCCGAACTCCCCATCAGGCGCTCTGCTTGGCCGTCCAGTTGTGGAAACCGAATTCTCCGCTACCCTGGGAACACCGGGCGACATTCTACTGGCCGATATGAGCCAGTATGCCATGATCGACCGGGATGTACAGGCCGCAACCTCGATTCACGTTCAGTTCGTGACCGATGAGGTCGCTTTCCGGTTCGTGTATCGCTGCGACGGGCAGCCCAAACTCTCATCCCCATTGACCCCCTATAAGGGCGGCTCAAATACCCTCAGCCCATTCGTTGCCCTGGCTGTGCGTGCTTAAGGAGGACTAAAATGTCTGACTTTACCCTTCCTCAGAACACCAAGATCGTCAACGGCTTCACTGCCTTGGGTATCGGTACGGCTGCCGCTGTCTATGGTGAGTACATCAACCTCAAGATGGCTGAAATGGCTTGGGTTGTGATCAACTACCGCCAGGGCGATGGGACTCAGGTGACTTGGGGTATCTCCAAGGCTACCGCAATCGCCGGAACGAATAACCTGGCTTGTATCACGCTCTTCCCGATCTGGTCCAACCTGGCTTGTGCCACGAATGACCGGTTGGTAGTGCGCACGCGCGCCGCTACCTACCAGTTAGACGTTGGTCAGGCAACCAAAATGATTATCTTCCAGGTTGACCCGGCGGAATTAGGCGTGTTGGCAGCGGATGGCGTGACCCCATTCTATTGTGTTCGCGCCTATCCATCCACGGCAAACATCCCCGTAACTTCGGCCTGGGCTTGCACCTGGTATCTACAGACCAAGTACCCAAGTGCTGCGGTAACTGCTCCATCGGTTGTAATTGATTAATTGGATTAAGCCCCGCTCGCGAGGGCGGGGCTTTCCAGAAGGAGAATACTATGCAAGGACTCTGTTTCCCCGAAAATTTCAAGGTTATTAATGCTTGCGGCCCACTGACCGGGGCGGGGGCTGCGGTTAATGCTACTCCCGTGAGCCTCAAGAATGTGCTTCGTTTGTGGGCGGTTGTGGATGTAAATACGGTCGGAACGAGCGCAGCGGTAGCGATTGTGCCTCAGTGCGATGAGCTGGTTGCCTTCGGCTCTGCGATTTCCATTCCCAACGTTATGAATATCTGGGTTAATGCCGACGTTGCTACTGCGCCAAGCACCTTTACCAAGGCAACTGCCGCCGTGAACTACACCACTGTAGGTGACGCGCTCCGCAAGTGCGTTATCTTCGAGATCGACCCGGCCAACCTTGGCAGCGCAACCATAACGGCTGAATATTGTTTCCGCATCCGCTTCACCGCGGTTGCAGCCACGGACTTCGTCTCGGTGCTCTATGTTGTAGAGCCTCGTTATCAAGGCCGTGTCCTAACCCAACCGACCCTGTTGACGGACTAAGGAGTGTGAACAATGCCTGAAAACTATTCTGTTGACACTCAAAGCAAACTCGCCGACATGCGCTTGGCCTTTCGTGTGGTTCGGCCTACCGCTCTTCTGACCGCCGCGACTGTACCTATTTTTTATGTCTACGGCGGCAATGTCCTGATGACGGCCTTCTACGGCGAGATTATGGTTGTACTAGACGCCGCATCCGTCATCTCGATAAACATGGATGTCGATACCGGCGCAGGGGATACCGCTCTAGCCGCGAACGGCGCGGACGCGAATACTTATGTCGCCGGTCGGATGTGCTACTTGCCCGCCGTGGCCGGCGTGTTGACCTGGACGGCAGAATGTGGTGCTTGCCCCGTGAATGTTGCCCCGGACTACGTGCTTCGACCTGGTCATATTGATATGGTCTGTAACGGTGCTGCAACCCTCGGTTCGATGCGCTGGACGATGTGGTATGTACCCGTCACCGCTGGCGCTTATGTGGTGGCAGGATAAAGGAGAGATAAAATGCCTATTCAAAATCAATCAATCCTCGAAAATCTTTCCAACATCCATGCAGGTCTTCGTGTGGACTCAGCCGCGGCACTAATTATCAACGGTGCTGGCGTTGGTCGCCCTATCTTCACCATCGCAGGCGGAAACGTCATGCTCCTCGCGCTCTATGGGGAATGTATGACTACCGTTCCGGCTGGCGCAGTGACGCTGGAAATTGACTGTGTTCCCACGGTTGGGACCACAACGATCATAGCGACCGCCTCAGCGAACTTGGTGGCCACGGCACTGGGGCAGATGCTACACCTGCCAGCCCTTGCCGGGGCTTTGACGGTAACCGCCGGTTGTGGTGCTTGTTCGTTTAGTCTCAATCCGAATTACGTTGTTCGGCC